AGCGCAGTACTAGGGCGCACAAGATGATTTCATCGCTAAGTGATGTAAATGCAGCCTATGCCGATGGGCGCGTACATGTTCAGCGCGTATTTAAAAACGCAGGCACAGCGCACACAATCCAATGGGCAGACCCTACTTTTGCAAGTGGCCAGCCTGCGTATGATGCACACGTCGGCTCACCTTTGGTTTTTACGCCAGCTATTGCGGCTAAAAACGACGCAGTGTATTTTCCCGCAATTGATGTAAGCCACGTCCGCAAGCTGCATAAAATCACAATGCAGTTCAATCAAGGCACATTTACGGGTGCTCCTTCGATTGTGCCCTTTGACTTGGTGGGCTATTACCCATTGATAGACGGCGACTCCACAGACACGCAAGCGTTTGATAACACGCTAACCCTTCCACGGTACACAACGGGCAAAGGGCTTTCACTGGTGATTGTTAACCACGTAGCGCCTGCTTTGCAGTTTGGTGTGGCAAACATTGAATATGTTGACTCGTTTGATGTGGCTCGCTCAAAGACTCTAAGAATACCGAACAACGGCGTTACGCTGGTATGCTCAGGAATTAACGCATCAAACGATACGACCGCGCTAGTGTGCTCACTTGATGGCATAGGGCTAAAAGCGCTTAATTCAATTACTTACACCACACCCCCCGGCGGCTTGCATTGTGCGTATATTATCAAGGCGCTTCCTACTATTCCGCTTGGAGACAATGCATTGGTAACAGAGCGCGACTACTTCACAATGAATGCAGGCAATATGCCAACTGTGCCAGATGGCGCATGGCTTGGCTGGTTTTCAACGATAGGCAACGGAACGGCTAGATCAATGAGCTGGTTCGGCGACTTCACTTTTATATGGGGCTAACATGGCTATTCAATCACAAGACCAATTAATTGCAGCGCTGAGCGCTGGGCAATCTGCGCAGGCAAACTGGAACAAAATTACTGGCGCAGCTGCTTATACGGCTGGCCGGTGTTATGACTTTAGCATGTTGGCTGGATCGCCAGTAGCTAACACATACCCCGGCACAGCGTTGGCATTTGTTAATTGCAATGAAGCGTCAGGCAATGGCACGCAAGCGTTTAGCCTGCCACATGGGGGAAACGTCTCTGCGCTCGTTAAGCAAATGATGAGCCTAAGCGCGGTTACTGCATCGGCCACAGGCGTGCCGGGGACATTTATGCTTGTTGACCTGCAAGGCTACTATCCTGGCATTAACATGAACTCCGCCACATCACAAACGCTTACGGGGACACCTACGCTGAGATATACGAACGGGGCGGGTGTTCGCCCTTATCTGGTGGTCACTGCGACAACGGGCGCAACCGCGCACAATTTAAGCTACAGCTACACCAACACAGCGGGTACAACTGGTAGAACGCAACCTGTAACGGTTGCTTGTACGGCCTCGGCAATTGTGCCGCATATTACTCATTCTGGTACTGCTGCAAATAACTACGGGCCGTTCTTGCCGCTAGCATCAGGCGATACGGGCGTGCGCTCGTTTCAATCTGTGCAATTGTCGGCCGCGTCACTTGCAGGCACAGCGGCGCTTTGTTTGGCGCGGCAACTTGCTACTGTTACCGTAGGGGTAGCTGGGTTGCAAACAGAGAAGGACTTGCTTAACCAAATACCGAGCTTTCCCGTTGTGCCAGATGGCGCATGCCTTACTTGGTTGTATTTTGCCGGGGCTGCAACCGCTGCCTCTAGTACTTTTATTGGCACTACAGAGACGGTGTGGGGATGATTTACCCCAATGGCCGCTATATAAAGCGTAGCCCCGCCCGTCTATTCGGTGCTGGGGCTGGGCTAGAGCTGCGCAATCGCGGAGGCGATAGGTTTAATCCATTCTTAGGCGCTTTCCGCTCTGTATCATCTATGCCCGATGGCTATGGGATGAACACGTGGCGTCCACCTATAAAAGCGGGCGGTCTAAGTGCTAAATTCACGGGGACAGGCGGCGCGAGCGGCTCGCTAACACTTGCGCTGGATGCTGTGGCTACGCTACTGGGGGAGGGCGGGCTAAGTGCGCTAGGGGCGCTGATTGTAAACTTAGGAGCTACGCTAACTGGGTCAGGCGGCGTAACCGATGCACAAATACAGGCGCTGCTAGAGTTATCGGCGCTCATTACAGGGCAGGGTGGTATAAATTCAAACGCCACAGGCATAGGTGACGCACAAGTCAATATGACTGGCGTAGGTAATATATCCGTGTCTGGCACTGGAATTGGTAATGTGACCGCCGTTATTCGTGGTTATGGTGACCTCACGCCAGAGGGGATTAGGGATGCAATATGGGATGCTGTAGCTTCGGAGTATGACCAAGCTAACACCATGGGGGCTAAATTAAACGCCGCTGGTGCATCAGGCGACCCATGGGCTTCGGTGCTGGAAAGCGGGCTATCTGCTGGGGATATTTTGCGCGTAGTATTGTCCGCTGTAGCTGGTAAGCGCGAAGGCATAGGTAGCGCTGTAGAGACATACTACGGGCAAGATGGGACGACGATCAGAATAGAATTCGCGCACGACGCTAACAACAACGGAACACCTTTTATTGATGGCTCTGTTTAAAAATGCTCTATTTGGCGGGGCTTTGTTTGCTGGCGCTCTGTTGCATGGCAATGCAGAGGCTGCTTTGTTGGGCGGGGGTGTGCCGCTTAAAAGGCCGTCACATGCAAACCCAGCCTATTGGCATTGGACTGGCGAGCGCTTTATTTATGCGGATACAGTTGAGGCGATACAGCAAGCCATTACCGCGTCGCCAAACGCCCCTGTTTTGTTGGTTGGTCAAGCGAAGATACGGCTACCCAAACCCCCAAAGCAGCAAGCGCTTATGCCCACGTACATGGCTAAAGCTGTGGCGATTGCAGACACAAAGCGTGATGAATTAAAAGCCAAGCAGGAGCAGGACGAAATTGCGCTGATATTGCTCACGCTTGGTATTACCGAATCCGATCAGTTGTTGGTCGTGTATTAACCGCTGAAAAAGCGAGAAAGTTTAAAAATGAGCCTAGAGCAAGAACCCCAAGAAATTGAAACTCCAGAAATTGAGGAAGCGCCGGAGTTGGATGCGAAACAAGAGGCAGAACTAAAACTACCAGAAGTGGCAGAAGAAGAACTCTCTGATCCAGCGCCAGTTAACCCAGTTCGCCAAATGCGTGAAGCACTCAAGAAAAAAGAGGCTACGATAAAAGAAGCGCACGCTGAAAATGCGCGAATGCGTCAATTACTGGAAAAGCTAGAAGGCAAAGCGCCAGACCAGTCGGCAAAGCCTACCCTAGAAGATGTTGGCTTTGATGAAGACAAATACGCTGAAAAAATCATTCAATGGAATGAGGGTCAGCGCAACGCAAACAAAGCCAAAGAAGCCCAAAAAACGGCTGAAGAAGATACGCAAAAAGAGTGGATTGCCCGTGCCACACAATACCAAGCTGAAATATCAAAGCTGGGCGATGAAGGCATTGACGCTCAGTCTATTGTTGAGACTTATACAACCCCTAGCCAGCAATCTATTATCGTTATGGGTGCGCAAAACCCTGCGCAGTTTGTTGCTGACATATCAAAGCATGACGCTCTATTAGAGCAAATGGCCGCTATTCAAAACCCCGTTAAACTAGCCGCATTTATTGCGAGAACTGAAATGACCCTAAAAAAATCAACACAAAACAAACCAGCACCAGAGCAAGGCTTCCAAAAAACCACGGTGGCCGCGCCTAAAAACCTCGACGCTTTGCGCGACGAATGCTTAAAAAGTGGCGATATGACGAAGTATTATGCGCAAAAACGCTTGTCTTCAGCAAAAAAATAGGGTAAGATATTTACATTCCTGTTTAATCAGAGTATTGGCGACCACCTAGCCCCTAATTGGTGAGTAAATTGCGGTTATCCGTTATTCATTCATTTTATTTAGGAGGCTATTATGCCCAATCAATTAGCTAAAGACCTCGAACTAATGTTCGGGGAATACGTAGAAGGCTACGACGCAGGATGCGTTGTTTCTCGTGAAGTCCGTACATCCTACCCCTCTCCGACCACAATGCAACGCTCGGGCGACGTGTTTTACAAGCCTCAGAACTACATGGCTAGCGTGGTGCAAGGCCTTGACATCAGCGCTTCCGCGTCTACTGACATTGTGCAGCGTTTTGTGCCTACCGTCTATCGCACGCCGGATAACGTCAAGTGGCAAATGGACGCTAAAGAAATGCGTGATCCAGAGCACCGTAAAGAAGTGGGTAAAGCCGCTGCATTGCGTTTGTCGGCTGAGATTGACAAAAACCTTTACGACACAGTGCGCGCACAAGGTGCAATTGTGATCAAAAAAGTAGGCGCCATGTCATGGGAAACTGGTCAAGACGCAGAAGCCACTTTGATCTCGCGCGGTGTGGCCAATGGCCGATTACGCAAGTTGTTTATGAATGCATTTGACTACAAAGATGTTGCCAAAGACTTGGGCAACCGCGCATATCTTGGTCAAGCAAGCATGGATGCATACGAGCGCAGCATTGTCCCTGACATTGCCATGTTCCGCACGTTCCGCACGGATAACCAGTCCGTATTACCTGCGGTCGGTGTGGTTACTGGCACGACTGTAAACGGCACACAATCGTTTACACCTTCGGCTATGACTGGCGATGTTCCAACGGACAATCGCCGCATGACGCTAAGCGTGGCTGGCGCTAACATTGCCAACATCAAGAACGGCGATGCATTTACAATTGCTAACGTCAATGCAGTACATCAGATTGACAAATCCGACACTGGGCAACCCATGACGGTTCGCGTCATTTCTGGCGCTGGCACGGCTAGCTTGGTTGTAACGCCCGCTCTTATCGCCACTGGGCCATACCAGAACGTTACAGCCGCTGCAATCGGTGGAGCTGCTATTACCTTCCTAAACACGGTAAGCAAAGCAGTAAACCCGTTTTTCTGCGATGGCGCTTTGATGTTGGATTATGGCAAGTTGGCATTCCCCGCTGGCGAAGGTGCGCAGGTAATGACGGCAACCACAAAGAACGGCGTGCCGCTCATTATGAGTTATCAGTTTGACCACTTGACTGGTGTCACCACATGCCGATTTACCACCATGTATGCCGTAACCATGCTTGACCCCGAAGCTGGCGGCATTATCATCGCAAACCAAACCTAATAAAAGAGGCTTCGGCCTCTTTCTCATATGCATTTACTGTACAAATACCCCGGCGAAAACCTTTTAGAAGACGGCCTAAAATACGACTGGAAAGTTTTTCATAGTATCGAGGCTGGCGAGGCAGAGGGCTGGTTTAAAACGTACAGTGAAGCAAGTGCTTATGAGAAAAACGCCGATAAACCACTAACTCGAGCCGAACTAGAGAAACTAGCAAAAGCCCACGGCGTAGAGTTTGACGGTAGAACCAGCGACAAAAAATTAGCGGAGAAGATTCAATGGGCTACTCAAAAAAGCAATTCATAGATGCCGCTTTGGAAGAAATAGGGTTAGGCCGCTATGCGTTTGACATTTCACCAGAACAAGAGGAGTCCGCATTAAGATTGCTTGATTCAATGATGGCTCTGTGGAATGCTGGTGGCATTCGGTTAAGCTATCCATTGCCAAGCTCGCCACAATACAGCGACATCACGGCTGAAAC